AAGCCTCATCGTAAGTAGCAGCAAGTCCTCTTGCTGTACTAGCGACACCCTTCAAGTAAATATACTCATTACCATCCGCATCGAACGCTTTTGTTCCCAAAGGGTGTTTTAAAGTACTGTCTACAACAGTTGTATCGCTACCGAATAACTGTGTAGGTCCTGTTAAATTTGTCATATTAAAAACATTTAAAAAATAATTACGCTACAACTGGCTTAGTTACACCATCAACTCTATTACCAAGTTCAAGTGAAACCCAACCTGAAGCAGTCCATCCTAAATACGCATAATCACCAGCATCAGCCATTGTGATAGTAGTCCCATCAGCAAAAGTTGCAGGCGTGATAACAGCGTCTCCACCACCATCAGTCGTGAGTAAAATATACTTTACCTGACCAATAATCGTACCATCAGCAAGAGTGAACGCGTCACCTCCTGCATCTGTTGAAATATCAGTCATATGCGTTGCCACACTAATTGCACCACCAGTAGCAGCCGCAATAGTTTCTTGTACCGCATAAATAAAGAAAGGAGAAAACCCATTACTCACATTAGAATCAACACCTTTCCCGTTCTCAATATCAACACCACCAGGAATAGTAGCTTTCGCCCCCATCTTAAGTGCCATACTGTAATTCTTTTGATCTAAAGTCATGTGAAAATTAAGTTAAATATTAAACACCAGTAATCCCTTGGATCTGTGATGATCTATTAGGGTTACGATTAATCAATTCCCCATAAGCTATAAACTGACCAATTACAGCATCTTGATTCGTAGGTTTCTTAAATCCTGTCCAACTAATTACAGGCGGTTTCTCGTCTTCTGAATAAACACCTTGAATAGTTCCTCCATCAGAATGCATAACGTTATCAGGATGTGGCAATGAATACCAATCTAAATATTTCTCGTTTAAGAACCACATAGCCCCAGACGTACATTTCTCATCTTTAACCATAGGAGTACCTCTGTACCAAAGCGCATCAAACCCAATTTCACCTTGAAGAGCACCACGATTTTGTCTACTGCCTTGTTTAGTAACCTGAGCAAATCCACCAGCTTGATAATTAGCTACAACAGTAGGTTGTAGTAATTGTTCATAATACCCCCAAATCACTTCAGTTGTAACAATTATACTAGGCCTATCTGAACCAGTTGTAGCAGCATCATAAGAAGTTGCCATAGCTGATAAAGTCAAATTACCAAGAGTCGCAGTTACATCAGATTGCAATGTAGAATAAGTAGATCTTGAAAGACCTCCATAAGTCGCAACAGTAGTTCCATCATCAACAGCAGCAGCTAAACCTGTGAAATCTTTATTGCTATTACCAGTACCATCAGCATAAAAAAGCGTACCAATACCATCAGTCATATCTTGTTGAGCTGAATCCATCTCAGCTGAAACCAAATCTATAACTTTAGCAGGTGTCGCATTAACAGCCTTTTCAAGGTTTGAAAGAGTTACTGATTGATAATATCCTTTAGGACCGAACTCCATCTGTCTACGATTATTAGTTCTATTCGTATCAAACGTGTCATAACCATCAAAAGATCCACCAGTTGTACTTTTAGCGATCTTTACATTAAATTTCATTTTTTCTCCTGACCACGGTTTAGGATTACTCATTAAACGTAATGTCAACACGTTTGACCCAAGTACAGTGTCAACAATATTCGGTACAATCTCATCCTGAGTTACCGTATTTACCACTTCATCAAATGTCATGATTTTTTATTAATTATTATTTGCTTGTAGAGCAACTAATGCCCTTTTAGCCCTAGCGGTAGCCTCTGCTAAATCTTTCGCCTTAGGGCGATTTTCTTTCTGATTAGCAACTTTAGACTCCGCCGCACCTTTGCTAGGCTTAGTGTCTACTTCTATATCAGATTCCTCTTTATCTTTTTCAGCCTCTTTCATTAAAGCTAAAGCGATCTCTGGTGAAAGGAAAACCTTCTTACCGTCTCCAATATCTGTAGGGAACTTTTTAGAGAATTCAATAACCCTTTTCTCATCTTCAGAACTAAGGTCATTCTTTTCAATTAAACGATCCATCTCAAGATCTAAGAGCTCTTGACCATGAGGCGCGCTGTCCTCAGTCTTCTTAGTCGGTGTAAAATTTTCTCCTTTCTGCAAAGCTATCATCTCCTTCATTAATTCAGACATATCATCAATCTGCTTTTGCTGAGTCTCAATTTTAGCATTTTGCGTTTGCAACTTCCTTTCACGTCTCATCCAAGCTGGATGTTTGTCAAAACGAAGTTCCTCTTTTGAAGTTTTATTTTTTTCCTTAGCTCCTTCTTCTTTAGAGCGTTCAGTTGATCCTTCCTGAGTTTTAGCCTCTTCACTGAGGTTAGGAGAATCTTCTGGGGCAGATTTTTTCTCAGTGCTGACCTGACCGGGTTTCTGACCCGAAGCTGCTTTAGTGGCAGCCGCACCAGCGTTTTCTTCTAATGACATAATATTGTTTAATGTATTTAACAATAATTTAGTCACTTCTCATTGGGTGTATAATACAGTTCTACTATAGGTGCGTGTCAAGATATTTTTAAAAGATCCTCTGGTTTTGGTCCTTTATCACCATTAGCAATTCTTTCATCCAATTTACCTTTAACAATACCTAACTCTTCTTCTAAATGAGCAGCAGCAGCGTTTCTAATCTCCTGTGGCAACTGTCTAAACTGATCAGTTGTAAATAAATCTTGATGAGTAGCGATATGCTGTTCATTCGCACCCTGATACGCAGGAATTAATGTTTGACCACCAACAAAAGCCCTGTTCTCAATCTCAGCCTGAGCAATTGCAGTTAAAACCTCTTTCTGTTTATCAGATTTCGTAGCTTTATCAATATCTGATTGAGCTTTTTTAAATAATTCAGCAGGTGCTTGTTGCCACATCCATAATCTTTCAGCTGTTCTAAGCGGATGTGGATCACCTAATCGTTCATATAAAGTAATTGGATCAATCGCATTATTTTGCCATAATTGAATAGCTTCAGCTGATAAAACAGATTTATCTTTAACCAAAGCAGCCCCTTCTTTAACACTAATATCAACACCTTCTCTTATTAAATTTTTATCAATCTGAAGCTGAACACTTGTACCATCTTCACCTATGAAAGAAACGTACTCAGATTTCTTAAAATGAACCCTAATCATCTGAGCAACCGCATTATACAACTGTTCAATCACCCTTTCTAACATAAGTGTCAACTCACCAATCCTTTCCTGATCAGCCCCTTGTAATAATTGTCGTCCTCCAAAAGTTTCTTCACCAGGAGTTTTTTCTCCCCTAGTAGCTGAATGTGTACCAAAAATATTATCAATCTCTCTTATCGTTTGTTGCATATCTTCCGCTACATAAGGCTGTAATAATTGCCCTTGAATATGCTGAAAGCCACCGGGATTGCCACCTTTAGTATAAGTGACACTATTCGGTCTACCACGATTAGATTCCATTGCAGACGCTTCTTTCTTTGTAATACCAGATTCACCAAATACAACAGTACTACCATTAGCATGATCAGCGTTATCACTAATCTGACGTTTACGCTTGTTTAAGGCATCCTGTAGTGTAATAACCTGATCAACTAATGTGGTTTGTGAATATAAACTCATCCCCATCTGCCATAAATCACTGAAAACATAATCCAATTGTGGGGTTTTCCAATGATTCTTCTTACCACTACTATCCCAATGTGGGTTTTTCACCTTTCTAAGAACAATATTCTGAAGCTTCCAAACCTTAAATTCTTTAGTAGTAAACTCATAATACCCAACACGCGTTCCTTCATTTATCTTTTTATTACTCTGTATCAAATTATTAAGCTTTTCTACCTTTTTAGGAAATTTAACTTTCAACTCCTTAACAGTATCTTCATGATATTCACCAACATATTCATCGCTCATCCTTGGTGGCACTAAAATTCTCTGAGGTCGTACATTTTCTACCCATATCCCACCTTTTTTATCATAACCGAACTTCAATACTCCTAAATAAAACAACTGACTAAACCTTAAAAACTCCTTAGCCTTACCTGTTATGTTCAAGCTCTTAGCAAGAGATACAAGTACGTTCTCTAAATTATTAGCATACGTTAAATTATCAATACGCTTCCCCTCATCCTCTTCATTAGGCAACGAAACCGTAGGAGCTGGCAACCTTCTAGTTGCACGAGGTAATACCGTCTCTAGATTCTGCCACACTTTATTTATAACTATCCTAGCTTGCGTACGACTCAATCTAGATCTGTTCAATTGATGACCCAGGAAATACTGCTCATTACGCGTCTGCTTCACTTTAAACTTGTCATGTAAACTCTTAGATTCCAAAATCCAACTATCAATAGTACTAATCAATTGCTCATCTTTCATACCAAAGAAAGCAGATTTCCTCTGCTCAATAACACCCTCCTTTAATGAATCCTGCTCAATAACCCTTGTATCAGGACCAATAGATCTTAATTCTGAACGTTTCATAAATATATATTAAACATATTTCCAAGCCTCCTCATCATCTATAGCACCCTTATCTTCTAATATAGGTATACGATCCGCAGGGATTTTATCATCTAATACCGTAATAGCGGAACCTCTATATCTATCGTTATCGTCATCTATATCTATAACAGGAATTTTGCTTAAGGCCAACTTAAAATACAAAGAAGCATGTACGAAATGATCAGGTCCGCTATGCTTCCAGTTACTAAAAGGTATCCCATTCTTGTCCTCATCCGTCACTTTGAAAATATTCTCCCAATGTTTAACGTACTCACCTAAATCATCTCTTAAAAAAGAATTAGGTTCCTTATTATTCGTGTTAAAAGACATCTTATTATCCATTAAATCATATATCAAAGAACTAATCCCCTGATTCCTATCCACATAAACATTTCCACGATTCTTATCCTGTTTACCAAATTCAATCAACCGCCTGCGGCTAGGATCCTGCCTGTAAAAACATACATAAACCTGACCAGGGTAACGAGGAACCAACTGTCTCCTAGGATAAGGATCAGGATTCGCATCAATTACTGTCAACGGCCTGTACTTCTTAATAATTGCTTCTAAATCAGCCCAAATATGATCACCTGTACATTTCCCAACCTTGAAAATCCCATTATGATTACCCAAAACATAATGCAATTCCCTGTACCCAACATCTACACCCATCGCATTCCTAATCTGCGGATTTTCCCTCATTGTTAAATTTCGCCTAATCAACTCAACATCCACCATCTCATCCTTCTCAACATACGGTAATCCTAATATCATATTATGGAAATACTGAGGCGTTTTTGTCTTCTCTAAATAAACCAACTCATTTGCTTTTACCCAAGCTGCCATCAACTGATTAATATGATAACCATGAACAACCCTTCCAGGATGCTCAGCTTCCCATCTACCAACTCTACGATCCTCCTCATGTAAAAGCTGTTTGCATTTCTGACATATATAAATTCCTCTCTCCCTACAAACATTCTTCTCGTAATCCAAAATCTGATCATAATTACACCTACTACAAGTTATTATCCATCTACGCTTATCAGATGCTTCATATTTCTGGTCAATCCCTCCTGGCCTTATAGGATTAGAAAACATCCACTCACCCTTATACTTACTTTTCTGTAAACGACTCGCGTAAAGGTCTACAACTTCCAAATTTGACGCATCTAACTCATCATACACATTTAAATCACTCGTATGCATGATTGCCGCCTTTTTCCCATGCGTTCCCCTATACCAAATAAAATTCCCTCCAACCTGTTTCCTAGCAACTGCATCACTCTTCCCCATCAACTTAGTCAAAATAGGATTTCCTGTAATCATCCCATCTACCTTTGCAGGTACGAAATCATGTACATCGTCAAATGTCGGCAACGTATATATACAATTCAACCCACGATACGATAATCCATATAAAGTCTTTAAAATAGCCAAGGTTGACCATCCAACTTGGGCACTCTTCATACAAACCTGCTTCCAATGCCAATTAGCAAATGGCTCTAGCAAAAATAAATGCTCATCAAACTCCACTAATTCCCCACGCTCCGTCTTTAAATTGTTGTTTAAAATCCACCCTAAACAACTTTTATTTGAATCTCTCATTTAATTCTATTAAAACGATAAATAACGCTCACAACCCTTCAATGCTCGACCAAGGGCGCTAATTTAAATTCTCTAACTTTTCAACTTCTAGTTGTTTATGCAACATTAGAGAGCTGTAAACGCTATTTGACAGGTGAGAAAACTCACTAGAAATCTCACCTGTCCACGAGAAGTGACGTTCTCGTGACAATTCTAGAGGATTATGAGGAATTTACAAGTGGAACGTTACATTTAAACTTGTGTTATTTAGGATTTATCATAGATACAATGGCTTATTAATGCGGTTTAATTGGAATATGAGGTTAATTTGGAAAATGCGCTGGGGATGAGCTCCCCCACATGAGCGCCCACCCCCACGACCCCCCCATACCCCCTTCCTTATTTTCAGCGGACCCCATGGTATTGGCTTGCCTTAGCCAATCTAGCGTACGTCATC